CAGGATATCTTTTATTATGCTGAATCCGTTCTTGAACATGTCAATGAAATTTGTGACCGCAAGTATCGCACCAGCTATGATAGATCCTACCCCGGCAATGACTGTTCCGAAGGTAGCAAAAAACTCTCCGATCGCAGAGACCGCAGAGCCGATAAATGATCCGATCTTTGTCATCACGGATCCTGCTGTTGTAGCAAGTCCGCTGAGTTTTGTTCCAAAGGCAGCCAGTTTAGGGAACTCTAATGCAATTACTTCTCCCAGGGTTCCTGCTCCGCCCTTCCAGAGGGCAAACCCTTCAACCGCTTTTCCTACTACTCCGACAATTCCGGAAACTCCACCCTTGAATGTTTTCAGGATAGAGAAAAGACTGCTTACTGATCCTACAACATCTTTAGCAACTTTCAGTGCCGCAATAGACGCTGCAATGGTTCCGATCGCTTTTCCGATCGCTTCCATGGTAGCCGGATCCTGGCTGTCGATCACGGAGAAAATATCTCCAATCAGATCTACGACACCTTGTACAATTTCCCCGGCAGTATCTAAAAATCCCTGGAAGAATCCATCCAGCAAAGCAGAAACACCAGGAAACTCTTCACTCAGCCCCTGGCAGAATCCGGCAACAAAATCTTTTGCCGCCTGGATAATCAATGGCAAGTTTGTTTGAACAGCCTCGCCAATTTTACTTATCATTTCACCGAAGGACTGTCCCATTTCTTCTGAATGGTCTGTCATCGCCTGGAGGAATTCCGTAAACAGATAAATTCCAGCCGACCACATATCCCCGGCAACATCCATGATCGCACGTACCAGTTCCGCAACCATCATTGCTCCGGCAGCTGCAAATTCGCTCTTGTGATCTACGATTCCCTGGATAAAGGAACCTACGAGGTTTTCAGCAGTTCCGATCAGTTTCGGTGCCGCTTGTGCAACCTCGGTTACGATCTGAGCCATAACTTCCCCGGCTTTTGTTACCAGGGAATCAAGTCCACCGTCATTGAATGCCTCTTGCAGTCCCTGGACCATCGTCTGGGCTTCTTTGACGATATCTTTTAATGGTGTCTGCATCTCCTCGTACAAGGAAATAGCAAGACCTTCTAAACCTGATTTCAGGATCGTAATTTGTCCGCTCAGGTTGTCGTTCATGGTTTCCGCCATATCAGCGGCAGCGCCATCGCAGTTTGCAATAGAATCCGACAGCTTGTTAAAATCATCATCGGAAGCATTTACGATTGCAAGCAATCCAGACATTGCTTCCTGACCACCTAAAGCGGCAGCCATTTGAGCTTTCTGATCTTGTGTCAGTCCGGAGAAACCTTTTCTCAGATCCACCATGATCTCATTCAGAGATTTCATAGATCCGTCACTCTTTGTCAGAGATATTCCAAGGGCATCCATAGCTCCCTGGACTTCCTTAGTCGGTTTCGCCATTCTGGTAAAGATGCTTCGCAGAGAAGTACCTGCCTGGCTCGCCTTAATTCCGGAGTTAGCCATCAGTCCGATTGCTGTAGCACAATCCTCCGCAGAGAACCCAAGAGCTCCGGCAACTGGTGCAACATACTTAAATGTCTCTCCCATCATGCCTACGTTGGTGTTGGCATTGGATGATGCTTTTGCCAGGATATCTGCAAAATGCGTAGAATCCGATGCGGATAGCCCAAAAGCCGTCAAAGCATCGGTAACAATATCACTGGTTGTTGCCAGATCCTCTCCGGAAGCAGCCGCCAGGTTCATAATACCTTCAATACCGTCTAGCATGTCGGCGGTTTTCCATCCAGCCATTGCCATGTAAGAAAAGGCATCCGCTGATTCAGAGGCACTAAATTTCGTTTTAGCACCCATCTCTTTTGCTTTATCCGTCAGGCTTTTCAATTCATCCCCGGTAGCTCCGGATATTGCTGCCACATTGGACATAGACGATTCAAAGTTTGCTCCGGTTTTGATCGCCGCAGTTCCGATCCCCACTACAGCTGTTGCCGCTCCTCCGATGATCGCAGTTGTAGCTTTTAATGCAGTGGAAGCACAGGAACCAATTTTACTGATACCGTCCTGGAATCCAGAAGAATCTATGGAGGTATCAAATTTTAGTGTGCCATCATAGCCCAATGTTTTCACCTCACTTTAAGGGCAAACAATGGATTATCGGCTCATAATGGCACTACTTAATCTGTTGTCCGTATTTAATTTTCACTTCAAAAACATTAGAGCACTTTCGCCCTTTACAAGCTACTTGCACTCCCTTACACTCTGCCTCCTCAGTAAAAAAAAGAGGCATCCGATACCCACATGCAGGACAAACCACCTGGGTATACTTCTTTCTGTCTATTTTCAAACTATGCAGCCACCTCCTTATACCAATCCGGTAAGATCTCCGCCATGTAGCAGAGCTTCTGTCAGGAGTTCGTTTGCCTCCCTTTCGGCATCCGGGATAGGAAGGGCATGTACAGTCTGCATTTTCTTGTAGAACTCTCTCTGTTCCTTAGACATCGTGGAGGTTATGTTGATACTTCTATACCCCATGATCTTTACAAACTCCGTGTCCTCTCCCAGCGCCTTAAATAAAGCCCTGAACTTCCACCAGTGAAGATCCTCCACATCTTGTAAATCAATACCGTATTGCTCCAGGAAAGCCGCATAGATATAGTCATCGTCATATTCAAACGAGTATACTTGCTTTGATCCGCTTCCTCCGGATCCTGAGCGATCGCTTTCGGTTTCTCTGCCGCATCTGTAAAACCAGATCATTTTCTCGACCGCTTCTGTCATGTTCTGTGGAATCTCCGGGTAATAAAGTTTTAACCCCTGAATAAGTTTCTGACGTTTTCCCACCTCATCGTCCTGCATGAGTAATTCAAACAGAATAGAAATGCGGAAATCGGAATTGATCCGATACTCCGCACCGTCTATTTCTACTGTTTCAGGAAGCACGTCCAGAATGATGTTAGCCATTGTTTACGGCATTAAAATTGTTTCTGTTCTGGTGCTTGTTTTTGCCACCTTTTCTCTGTTCAGCTCTTCTCTGCTGTCTGTTCTGTACTCTTCCAGATCCGTATTTTGCCGAAAGATCATCCATAAAGGTTTTCGCCTCTCCAGACAATGCAGTTACCTGGGCGAATCCCTCCATACGGATTCCCAGGTTATTGTTCTTGTGGAACACCTTCTCGGCTGTTCCGGCTCCAAACAGTTTATCGAAGTATTCATTTACGCAGGCACACTGATATCTCATTCCATCAGCCGTTGATAAGCCTTCATACGCATTAGGATCCTGGATCTTTTTCACGATCCATTTATTCAGATCCTCAAATTTTTCTACTACGTCTGCATCCATCAGATCCAGTTCAAGATCTACTCCGTTAATGGTAACTTTACTCATTTTTCTTTACCTCCTGAATTAAAAATCAGCAGCTCCCTACTCGGTAGCCGCTGTGAATGTTTTTGTCTCCGTATTGAATGTACCGAGGATCGGATCCCCAACTGCATTCAGGTTTCCTTTGACAACCTGCTTATTCTCTCCGGAATAATCAGATACCTCGCATGAAACAAGGAATTTTCGTGCTTCAAATTCGTTCTGACCTGTTCCTTTGTTCCAAAGTTCAACTCTTACATACTCAAACTCTGCATCGGATCCGGTGTAATGGTTTCTTCCAACCATGTAAAGAGCGTCAACGGCTTTTTCCTCCTGGATATGGTCTGCCTCGAACGGGAAGCTGGTTTCATATCCGGTCACGGAAGAAGAAGAACTCTTCTCGTTGACGTATTTCACAGATTCCGTCTGTGCTCCTGGGCTTTCGTCCAGGGTAGTAAATCCGGTTCCCATGAGTGCATACTCCGCTTTTTCAGCAGTGCCTACATTCAGGTAATCGGCAATCATGTGACGCATTACTGCTGTTCGTTTTGACATTCTTGTGCTACCTCCTTCTGGTAAATCAATCTTAACTGTATCTGGTATCTGGCGTTTCTCATGGATCCATCAAACATGTACCCATTGGAAAGCACTTCTATCTTCTCCGCATAGCAATTTTCCGGAAGATCCGGATAAATCTCTTTACGGTTCTGATCCTCGATCCAATTTGCGAATTTCTCATAAAATGCGCTGTTCTGGATGTTCTGGATCCGATCCATGGAGTAATACTCTCTGCTCCCAAAATTAAATTGATACTGCTTCACTTCGTCCCCATTGACGTAACGTTTGATAACAGGATCAAATACTCCGGTTTCGATCGTGTACTCCACAGCCTGATCCCCCAGGGCATCCACACGGAATACCCCATCTTGCAAAAGAGGGCATGTCGCAATATGTTCGACAATGCCCTCCAGGATTGAATCAGCCATGCTATCCTCCTATTTTCCTTGCACCTTCCAGGATCTCGGCTTTCTCAGCCACCTTCATTCGTTCAAACCACTTAGCTCCTCTATTCGGATCATAATCTCTCGTTTCGGAAGTGTCCCAGTATTGTTTTCTGGCGTATGGTGCAATATACTCCACAATTCCGCTTCCTACTGTGGTTCCCAGTTTTCCGGATTTTTCCAACGTTCCAGTTTGAAAAGGTACTCTGGGGCTGCATCTTCGCAGCACCTCAGAATCAACGAATTTCTGCATCCGGGTAAACTTCTGGTTTGTTTTTGGAACAAATGAAGAATCCCACTTTAGTTCTGCTTTCCCGTTCTTTCCCTGGATGATAACGCCTCTCGGTGTCGTGATCTCCTTAAAAGCCACTAAGCACCACCTACTCTCCAGTGTTTTACGGCATCGGATCCCCTCCGGGTGTTGTCTGCATACTCGGTAACATGAACGATATCACGATCATACTTGAAAAGATCCAGGAAGTCCTGGATCCGTGACGATGTGATAACTCCACTGCTGAAATCAAAATCATCAAACTTCCATTCTCCATTGTAGAAAATGGTTCCGGTAATGATGTAACAGCCTTTCTGCAACGTCCAATGTTTCTTAGCCTCTTCATCGTCTAGGAGCTTGTATTTGTCCTCTGAGATGTATGTCCGTGAATCCTGCACTCTAGCATTTACTGGGATCCTGATTCTAAAATGCAGATTCTCTTCACGTTCTGAGGCTGATCCTCCGGAAGATCTCGCATCAACGAATGATACCTCCGAAATATTGGTAGGGATAAAAACCTCCCTCCGGGTTTTTTTGTCGAGACGAAGGTTAAAAATAGTGATGTCCTGGTTTGTAATCATACTTCCTTGACCTCCCTCTGTACGTTAAGCCAGTGCCGGACAGATAGATCTTCATGTCAGCGATCACTTCCTGCCGCATATCTGATTCTTTTCCAGCATCGGCATATGATACTGAATACCCATCGTTGCTCTCGGACTTCAATTCCTGGTTCCGGAGTTTCTGGTACGTGAAATATTTCTCAACCGCACAGCATATCGCATCTTTTACGCAGTTAGGGATAACCTCCAGGCTCCTGATCCGTCCGAAGGTTATTGTATCTATCAGAGCCGTAGCCCATTTCAGATTCTGCTCAAAAGCGGTTTTACTTGCCTCTGTACCTCTGTAGTCCTTGGAATAGTAATCATAGTCAACGTATGGCTTCTGTATAGCCTCGTCAGACATTTTTAATACACCTCCCGTAGATTTTCCCGTCTAAACAGGAAAGAACCTCTGAGGCTTATTTCTCAGCCTTAGAGGATGCCTTTGTAGTTTTCTTTGTTTCTGGAGCTGGTGTTGCCACCTGCTCTGTAGCACCTGCAGAAGCAATCTGGGCTTTCAGATCCTGGATCTCTTTCTCTGCCTCAGTGTTTTTCTTCTCCAGCTCCTGGATCTTCTTGTCTGCATTTTCAGCATACTTGGAAGCCTCCTCCAGCTTTGCTTTCAGATCCTGGATCTCTTTCTCTGCCTGTTCCAGCTTTTCAGAAGGTTCTACGTGTTCATGGATCATATTACCGTCCATGTCTGTGATCGTATATCCCAGGGCAATATATGTTTTCTTCTTTTCGTCCGGGATCTTTAATACTCTGTTTGCTTTTCTTGCTTTTAACATTGTTTCTCCTTTCTACGGGAAAAGAGCCGTTTCCGGCTCTATCCCATAACAAACACGGTTCAAATTATGAATGCTTTGTAATGTTGAACGCAATCGCATCAACTTTGTTTGGAAGTAAGAATACGTCCTCGAAAGATTCCTCGAAGTAATCCCACTTACCCTCGGATCCGGCAGACGGAGGATCCAACTGTGCAAACTCATAGTTTGTAGGTGTAATGACTGCCAGTGGATGAACCAGGCACATGTTGATCTGATCTGCTGTAGAATCAACTTCCCAACCCTCTGTAAAGTCGTATGCAGTTTTCATCATGTCAGTAGGTACACTGTCCGGGATCTCCACTTCGTCAATGGATGTGATCGCTCTCTTTAATGCTTCAGATCTCTTAGATACGTCAATAGTCTTGACGATAGCCTTTGCATTGGTAATGAGAGTTCGGACATCCGGAGTAACGTAGAGAATACGTCCAGCTCTCGGAACTCTCGCATTGTCCATTGCAGTCATCATCTTGTCGAATACATCAAGAACGTTGTCAGTTGTGAGAGGTGTCTCATCTGCTGTCTTACTCTTTCCAGTGTAGTCAGAGTACAGCTTGGAAATGAGATAGCAGTTCATTTCAGGGAATTTCTGCTCCTCATTGAACACTCTTGTAATGTTCGCAATGGATGCTACCTGGTTTGTCTCCTGGATATCACGAGGATGAACCAATGTGCTCCATGTTCTGTGGTTAGTTACCTGGAGTGGCGTCCATGAGTTGTTGTAGTTACGTTTCTTCTGGCCGATTGTGTCTCTGTCTCCATCCACACGTCCGGTTGTAGTGATTGTTGGGATCTCGATCACGTTTGAGTTTACCCAACGGTATCTTCCGTTGTTCGGTGTTGCAAAAAGAGCACCGAAGTAGAGTACATAAGGGAACTCCTGCTCCAGTGCCTGCTGGTATTCTTTAGCGTAGTTTAATGCTGCCATATTCTGTTATCCTCCTTAATTTTCTTTAGGCTGTCTTAATCTGTTGAAGCCCATGTTCTGGAATGGGTTCTGGTTTCCTCCTGTTGGTGCTCCTCCGTTTGATCCGGTAGAAAATCTCGGCGGATTTCCGCCCTGACCTCCGACACCTGCTCCGGATCCTCCGTTGCCACCTTCGGCACCGGATCCAGCACCTCCATCCTTGTTTTCGGTTACGAATGCACCTTTGTAGTCCTCGTCCTCCATAAGGGAAGACATGAACTCTTTCGCTCCCAGGAATGTTCCATTGTCATCCAACTGGAATTTCTTGGATCTCAGTTCGTCCAGTACGCCTTTTCTTGCGGCTTTTGATGTGAACTTATATCCAGAGAGGAACATATCCTCAGCGTGGGATCTGCTCTGAGCTGCCATCTGGTCTCTCAATGCCTGAGTATCGGTGTTATACTTCCGTTCCCACTCAGAAACCTTTTTCTTGATTCCGTCAACGTCCTGATCCTCAAAAGATTTGATCTGAATGTTGGCATCGTCCAACTGCTTTTTCACTCCCTTGAGCTCTGTTTCCTTCGCATCGAATTTATCCTTTGCGATATAACCGCCTGATGAAAGATCTACTACCTTGATGTTTTTATCTGCATCAATGGCAGCCTCCAGTTCCTCGGCAGTCATGGGAATGATTGCTCCGTTTTCGTCCTTCTTAAAAAGTTTCTTCAAAAAATCGTAAGCCATTGTCACTTACCTTCCTTTCTTCGCTGATTTCATTTAGATTCCGGTTCACTCCGGCTCTGCTATCGTGCATTTATATCCCGGCACGATGGGGAACTGAGTAGTTTATATGCCATTCCTCCAGGGCAAAACAAAAGGATTGCCTTTTATTGACAATCCCTCTGCGTAAAGTGTACCTGAGAGCTTCGTATAGCCTCATGCACACCTTTTATTCCATTGTGTGAGTATTTCTCCATTCTTACCGCTGATCGCCTATATCCGCCTCCTATTTAACCCATAAGTGGGAGATATCAGGATCACCGCCTTTCTAATATTTGGAACTGTCGTTGTTTTCCTCCTCAACAAACATCCAGTCATCAGCCAGCATGTCCGCCTGAGATGCTAACCATCCCATTTGAACTCCGGACGTTCCGCAAAATGCGATAGCCATATTACCGATGGCATCATGTTCGCAATTCACGATATCTCCATCCGCTGTCTTGTAGGAAATACCGGTGGCAAGCTGGATGTACTGTTTCTTCCCGTTCCATCCTTTACGGGCAACTTTAAATCCTCTCCTCAGATATTTGATCGCAAAGCCGAAAGAGAATGTAGCCTCGCCGCCAAGCTGAGGACAATTCTCCTCGTTAGCAATCTGCCATTCATCAGAAAGAATGTTCTCCAGGGTGTAGCCAACTCGCTGTGTTTCTCTGATATCAAGATCCTCGCCATCTTTTGTGTGCATGATAACTGTCTCTTTTTCCTGATCCCAGCTCCAGTATCCTCCCCAGGAAGGAAGTTTTACCTTGTGTCCCTCTTTCATCAACGCAAGAGCCTTTTCAAAGTCCATGCAGGAATCATCGCATACGGAGAAAATAGCATCTGTGATGTAAATGTCTTTGCAGTTTGCATGAATCAGATCATCATTGTACGTCTTGTCGATGTACTGCATTTTATCAACCACATTCGGATTGACAATTACTTCCTCCTCTCCGGTCGGCATGTGAATGTAAAGGATAATGCAATCAATATCCTCTTCCTTTGATTTCAACTCCTCCCACTGCTTAAACAGATCTTCTTTCTTCATGTTCCATGTACCTCCTAATTTGATTTTTTATTCGCCCATACAGCCTTTTGAGCTGTGGATCTTCCAAAATTGACAATCTTTCCTTCGCTATCTTTGTATGCTACCACTTGGGTTCTGGCACTGTCATAGCTCCGGTTGGTGTCATTGCAGAAGTTTTTCAACTCCCTCTCTTTCTTTTTCAACTTCACGCTCTCCGATGTAAAATCTTCCTGGATGCACTGGATCTGTGCTTCGCTTCGTGATTCCTGCATTGCTGCATCGTAGCTGGAAAGAATACGTTTGATCTCTCGGATCTCTCTTTCATACGCTCTCTGGATCTGTGAACACTCATAATCTGTCAGCATATCGCCGTTGTATGAGTATTTCGCCCGGTCATATTCTGCCAGCCTCTCTTTTGAGTATGCCGGACTGGATATTCCCGGCCAGTATGGATAGAAGCTGTGTCGGCAGTTCCAGCCGCATAGTCCGGATCCTGATCCGTACCCGGTAGAATCTACGAAATTAGGATAATCCGGAGATGATCCGTGAATCTTAAAAACCCTCCCTTGCCATTCAGCATGAGAAGGTCTTGCTCCGGCATGGGCTGTGGTTTCGTAATATTCCACGTCCATGTCCTCAGCATATAGTTCTGTCAGTTTTCCGGCTGTCTGATTCAGCCCGGTTAATACAGATCTCCGGATCGCAACGTCAAGCTGTGTCTTGGATCCTTTTCCGTACAGCACATATCCGCCATCTTTAGCGGCTTGTTTGATTGCCTCTCTGATCGCCTCATAGTACGAAAATCCACCGGAAGTCACTTTTAGGTAGGCAAGGTTGGTTGCCTCCAGATATAAGCCTCCAGTGGTGGATCCGGTTGTCATTGTCAGGTTGCGT